TCACTCAGCCTTATCACTCGTCACCGCCTTCACTTCAGCCAGCAAGTCGCCAAATTTGCCGTAGTTGACCTTCACTCCGTCATCCAAATCCAGGCTGATGCGCTGGTCGGCATAGTGGCGGAGGGTTTCGTCGAAGGTGGCGAGCTCCGCTTGCTGGTTATGCAGGGTGGTGAGTTCTTTTTCCAGGCTTTTTTTCTCGGCGGTGCTGGTACTGGCTTCGACGTCATTTTCAAGCTTGGCGGCGTAGGTGCTGAGCTTGGCGGTGAGGGGGATGACGTATTCGGTGCGCATCCGCGCCAGGGTGCCTTCGTTATAGCGATGCAGGTAGACCAGGCACTCGAAGGCCTTGTGCTTGCCGGAGCTGAATAGCCAGTAGATCGGGCGCTTTTTGTAGGTACGCAGGTGGTCCTTGTAGAACTGGGTGCTGAGGTAGCGGCGGATAGTGTCGAGGCTGGCCTCGCCCTTCTTCGGCTTGATGGCGTGCAGGCAGAGGCTCTCGGCGACGAAATCGAGATTTTGCTGCAGATGCTCTTCGCCCCAGACCACGCGGATAAATTCGCGGTACCGGTTGGTGGCTGCTTTGTTGAAAGCCGACTTTGGTTCATCTGCTGTAGATGAACCGTAAGCGCTCCATAAACCCCACCTTCAACTGAGCTATCCGTTTCCGGATGCTGGGCTCCCTGTTTGTATGCGCCCGGTGAACACACCTTCAGAACTCCAGTATTAAGGGCGATGGTGTCCGCGCGCCGGTGGCGGATGAACCACGCCAGCAACCCAAGCGTGCTCCGCTGCCCGCGCAACTGCCGCGCACCGTTAAGTCCGATCCGCGTTACAAGGCGTTGCACCGCATCGGTATTCTCACTGTGAACCAGCAGAAGTACGGGATGGATGAGCTGCAGAAAATCCTCAATGGCCACTTGCCTTCAGTGTGACGTCCGCTATGGTCGAGCCTGCCGACAAGGTGAGGGGGCTGGTCCGGCCTGGTGGAGGCGAGCCGAGGGTGGAGCGATTGCTCAACTCGATGCGCCTCGTCAGGTTGTCCAGCTTTGCGCTGCTTCTAAGTTCAGGTGAGCGCCGCCCGGGCATCACTTCAATTTGCTGTGGCGGATACGGCAGTTTCAACACCGCTGGTTTCTGACGCTGCGTTCGGTCACACGCCTGCTTATGGGTCGTGCTTGGGCAGAGGTTCACTCAATCGATACGAACCAAACCGTTGCCCATCCAACCTACAGCAATCGCATCAATCTTGCCTGGGCATCCCATCTGTTGCGGAGTCTGGGCTAGGCTATCTTCAGCTTTTTCAATAACGCAATGGTCGCCCGCGTAGCCGCCGTTCCGTCGACTGCAGTATCCTGGACGCGGAGCACCATTTTCACTGGTGGTTTGTCATCGGTCTGTATTACGGCCATGGCCGCGAACCCGCACATACCGAGTGGATAGTGTGACCCTTTATCGCATCGCAACAGATCTATCGGTCCCTAAGATCGCGGCGATGGGCAAACGGTTATGTGCTGTCTGCGAAAAGCCGAAGGCTTTGGTCAAGAGCCTACAGCAGCGAATTGATTCAGGACGATGATGGTGAGTGCAGTTACAGCTTCTCGGGTGCCACAACCCATGAAGTTCGACGCTAGAAGAGCGATTCTCACAATGCCCTCGTCGTAACCTGGCGTTTCAGACTGAGGCCAATCGTGAGCTGTTGCCGGAGTGTGTGCTTGCTCATGACGCACTCAAGCCGCTCGGCCTGCGCGCAAGTCATCGTCATTCGAAGGTTGCGCATCGCGGTATCGAAGCCGAAGCGAATGCTCAGATTGCTCATCTAGAGTGGTGGAAGCGGATAGCGGCTACGGGATGCTCGTAGCCGTCAAGATAGTTAATATGGGTAATCAGCAGGACAGCTTAGCTGGCAGCTAGCTGCTTAACAGCGCACGCTGAAGTTAGATGAGGTGGCTGCTTCTCACTCGCCCATTCTCGAATAGTTGCTCGAAACAAGCCGTCCGTATTCATCTTTGAATAGGCTAGTAGTGCTTTGCGGTACCACAAGAATCGTTCCACTAGTAACCATTGGAAAAATCTGCACTAAGGAACTTGAAATGGAGAGAAACGTGATGTTAGACGGGACGTTCCATATCACGGCGGCATTGTCCGATGCCGATTTACCCATTACACGAATGACTGTTTGTTATAAATGCAATAACTGCGTCTATCATCATTCTTTCATTCGAGGAGGCACGCCTCGTCGGACGGTTACGATTGAGCTCAATGCGGAAGGGTTTCTTTCAAGCGTGGAATACCTTCATCCGAATAACCCTAATGATCGTCGATTATTGGCTGAGAATCCCGTTCCGGATAGTGCCAGCTGCCCTTCGTGCCGTCTCGGGATCATGGTGCCCAAGAGCTACGGTGTAGTGTGCTAGGTAATAAGGGTCGGCACTAAACACCCATGAGTCTGAATTGTCAGGTCCATCATTTGCACGGTATGAACCATTCAACCCAAACTGATAAGGGGCCAAGTCCCGTACGCCTTTGCGTAACTAATCGGGCTCGCATCTCACTATTTGCCAGAGATTGGCGCATCCTTTTCTATCCATCGATTTCATCTTCCTTCGCGGAGCGGCGCAGCTAGCCGCTGTTCTTTGAGGTGTTTGAGCCCCGCGGGCTTCGGAACAAGGCCAGCCATTGTACCTCGGCCTTTATATCATTAGATAACGTCCCTGAACGCCTCAGCGTGAGTACAACAAGCAGATCGACCTGCTCAAGAAGTACCTCTCCGGCGACCAGCTAGCCAAGGCCATCGACCGCCTCAACTTCGCGATGGAGGGCGCCGACGCAACCGGCCCGGCCGACGCAATCGAGGAGTATCGCAAGGAACTCGAGCGCCTCGAAGACCAGCTCGACCCTGTAGGCAAGGCGACCAAGCAGTACCAACAGGACGTAAAGCGGCTAGATGATGCATTAGGTCGCGGTGAGCTGACGATCGAGCGCCACGCCGAACTGATGGCTGAGCTCGGACGTCAGTACGACGAGAACCGCGGCGTAACATCCGAATGGGCCAAGTGGACCGAAGGCGCGCTAGATCGCGTTGATTCGGCCTTCGCCGACGCCTGGCGCAACATCGGTGATGGGTTCAGTTCGTTCCGCGACTCGCTGACCAATGCGTTCAAGCAAATGTTGGCCGAACTGGCTCACCTGGCCATCACCCGGCCGATTGTGATGCAGATTGGCGCGGCGCTGGGGATTGGCGGTGGCGCTGGGCAGGCCGTGAGCATGCTCGGCGGTTCGGCAGGCTCGGGCGGAATGGATGTATTCGGCCTGCTCAAGAACGGATACAGCATCGCCAACTCGGGGTTCGGCCAGGCGGTCGCGCAGGGCTGGGGCAATGGCGGCTTCAGTGGCGCCATTTCCAGCGGCTGGAACTATGGCAGCAACGCGCTCGGCGGCTTTTTCGGCGGCGGCGCAGCCAGCTCAGGCGGCAGTGCGATCGCCGATTACACGGGCAGCCAGTTCAGCAACTGGGTCGGCGCGCAGAATGCTGCGGCTACCACCTGGGGCGGCGCCGCCACTGGCCTCGGCTCGATCATGGGTGGACTATCCGGCGCCTACATGGGATACCAGCGCGCAGGCGTCAAAGGCGCGGTGGCTGGCGGCCTTGGCGGCTGGGGTGGCGGTACGCTCGGCACCATGGCGGGCGCGGCGGCCGCCTCAGCGCTGAGCGGCACTGCGATGGGGGCCGCTATCGGCTCCATCCTGCCGGGTATCGGCACGGTGATCGGCGCCGCGCTCGGCGCGGCGTTCGGCTCCAAGCTGTTCGGTGGCGCGTGGGAAACCAAGGATGCCGGCTTGGCATTCAGCGTAACGGATGGCGATTTCCTCGGCCAACAGTACGAATATCAGAAGAAAAAGGGCGGGCTGTTCAGTTCGAACAAAAAGCGCACGCGGTTCAGTGCGCTGGACGATGAAACTGCCGCCAGGTTCCAGTCGGTATATGACGCCACGGAGGATACGGTCGCCGGCCTGTTCGAGTCGCTGAGCTACAGCGTGGAAGAGGCGTCACTCGCAGGCCTGCAACTCGCGCGCACCAAAATCAGCACCAAGGGCAAAACCGAGGAGCAGATTCAGGAGGCAATCGCTGACTGGTTCGGCTCCGCTGCCGATGCCATGACGGCCGAGCTGAACAAGGTCTTTGCCACCGGCCTGGACCTCGACCTTGAGGGTATGCAGGCCTTCGTCGGCAACCTGCAGGGCGTTAACGAGGTGCTGCGGTATCTCGACGTTGGCATGTACGACGCGAGCGTTTCGGGCGGGAAACTGGCCGAGGCGCTGTCTGCGGCGGCTGGCGGGCTGGATGCGCTGGCGGCCAACTCGGCGACCTACTACGGCGCGTTTTTCAGCGAAGCCGAGAAGATCGAAGACACCATCGACTCCATCAAGCAAACCTTCGAGGCCGCCGACGTGGAGCTGGCGTCATCCCGCGAGGCTTACCGGGCAATGGTCGAGGATATCGACCTGACCACGGAAGCCGGGCAGAAAATGTTTGCCACGCTGATGGCGCTGAGCGGCCAAGCTGCGCAGTACTTCAGCATCGTCGAGCAGCAGGCCGCGCAGAAAGCGGCGGAGGCGGCGGCGCTGTTGATGGGCACGGTAAACACAGCCTATGCGGCCCTGCAGCGCTCGATTGCGGCTCAGCAGCGGGAAATCCAGGCGTCGGCGAGCAAGGCGGCCGGCAACATCTCGGCGCTGACAGGCATTGGCAACTCGCTCGATGCAGCGCTGAAGAAACTGCGTGGCGCGTCGGACGACACCGTGCGCTCTCTGCGCGCTCAGGCAGTGATGACGCTCAGCAGCGCGCTAGTGCAGGCGCGGTCGGGTCAGTCGCTGGCTGGCGTGGAGGGCCTGCAGGACGCTCTGGATACTGCCTCGCAGATGGACACGGCGCTGTATGGCTCGCTGGCTGACTTTGAGCGGGAGCAGGGGCGCACCGCAAACCTGATCGCGGAACTCGAGAAGGTCAACGGCAAGCAGCTCAGCGTAGAGGAAAAGCTCCTCAAGCAGTACGAGGCGCAGCTATCGAAGCTGGATCAGGAGCTGCTGTTTGCTCAGGCGCAACTGGACGCTCTCAACGGTGTTGATGCATCGGTGATGAGCGTCGCTGAGGCCATCAAGGCGATGAACGCCTCGGTCGTGGCGGCCCTGTCCCTCATGGGCGGCGACACCGGCAAGAACGCCACGCCGCAGAACGTAGGCACGCTGGCCGAGTCGGTGTATCGCTCCGTCCTGGGGCGGCAGGCTGACGCGGCAGGGCTTGCTTACTGGCAGCAGCAGGTAGCGAGCGGGGCGATCCGCCTGGATCAGCTCGAGCAAGCCATCAAGAACGCCGCGCGTGCCAATGGTGAAATCCCGGCGTTTGCCCGGGGTGGTTTCCATTCCGGCGGTCTTCGTCTGGTCGGAGAAAACGGTCCAGAGCTGGAGGTCACCGGCCCGTCGCGCATCTACAACGCCAGCCAGACGGCGGCGATGCTGTCCGGCGGGGCCGACACCGCGGCGGCCATCACGCGACTGCAGCAGACCGTCGAGCGCCAGGGTGACGCCCTGCGCTCCATCGCAAAACACACCATGCAGACAGCCCGCCGCGTCGAGTATCTCGAGCGCTGGGATGGCGATGGTCTACCACCTGAGAGGGCAATCGCATGAGGATCATCAGGCCGGTCGATGTCACGCCTGCAATCCTGGCCAGCAGTAACGTGCCCGAGGACGACTACCCGGCCTGGACGGCTGGGACGTACACCCAGGGCGACCGGCGTATCTACCAGCATCGCATCTATGAGGTGCTGGCCGAGACGACAACCGATTCGCCCGCGGCGGGGGTCACCAAATCACCGCCAACCTGGCTCGACGTCGGCGCCACCAACCGCTGGCGAATGTTTGATGACAAGGTGGGCTCGCTCACCGAGCAGGCGGGCAGCATTGCGGTAGAGCTGCAGCCGGGCGCGGTCATCAACTCGGTTGCGTTGTTCAATCTGCTAGGCCGGTCGGCAACGGTCACGCTCACCGACCCGGTGGACGGCATTGTCTATCAGCGCACCGTTTCCTTGGTCGATGCCGGCGTTTCCGACTGGTACGAGTGGTTCTTCGCGCCAATCGGCAGGCAGACAGACTTCGTGCTGCTGGATCTGCCAGCCTACGGCACTGCCGTTCTGTCCGTGACGATCGACAACGCCAGCGATACCGCAGCAGTCGGGCACCTCGTCATGGGGCGCCAGGCAGAGCTGGGCGTGGCCGTCTACGGCTCGGGCGTGGGGATCACAGACTACAGCCGCAAGGAAACAGACGCCTTCGGCAATTCGGTTGTGGTTGAGCGCTCGTTCAGCAAGCGCGCTGAGTTCGATGTTGTGGTGGAGACGCCGCAGATCGGGCGAGTTCAACGCTTGCTCGCCAGCCTTCGCGCCCAGCCGGTCGTCTGGATCGGTGCCGAGGGCTATGAGTCCACATTCCTGTTCGGCTACTACCGCGACTTCCAGATATCCATTTCCGGGCCGTCCGTCTCGGATGCCTCTATCACCGTTGAGGGCTTGACCTAATGGCAGCGCCAATTATCACACCCATCCCGACGCCGCCGATTCGCTCGGACGCGCCGGCCGACTTCGCTGCCAAGGCTGACGCCTTCGCTGCGTCCCTGCCGCAGTTCGTGACAGAGACGAATGCCTCAGCTGCGTTTGTCGACCAGCGCGCCATTGACGCCGATGCTAGCGCCCAGGCTGCGGCAGATAGCGAGCTGGCAGTCGAAGCTGATCGCGCCGAGGTGGCTGCGAATACTGTAACCGTCGCCAACAACACATCGACTGTGATTTCCCGCGCTAACCAGGTCGCAAATGATGCCGCACAGGTGGCAGATGATCGGCAGCAAGTGTCCGAGGATGCGCAGGCCGTCGCTGATGCGTTGGCATCTATTGCCGATGGGCCTGTTGCCAGCGTTGCCGGAAACACTGGCGTCGTCACGCTTGAGCAGCTGCGCACTGCCGGGGTTGCCACGCAAGATGGCACCGAAACGTTTACGAACAAAACAGTGAGCGGCCCGCGCGCGAGCATGGCGCAATACATCGATAAGACCGTGACTATCGCTGCCGCGACTGGAACAGTAACGCTCGACTTGTCTGCCGCAGACGTGTTCGACCTGACGCTTGCAGGAAACACTACGCTGGCGGTCACGAACGCACCGACGCTTTCAGGGGAAACGTTCGCCATAGTAATTCGCGCCCGCCAAGGAGCGACTGCGTACACGCTTGGCTGGTTCCCAGGCATAACTTGGCTAGCTAGCAGCACGCCAGCGGCACCGGCCGCGAATAAGATCGTGGAATATATCCTCTCCACGTCGGACGCTTCTGCGTGGCTCGGTCGTAAGGGGGCTGCAAATTGAACGCCGTAAAGAAGATGCAGATGGCGGTAGGTATTGATTGGGGGGCGGTTCCATATGGCACCGCTATAGATGGTGGGTTCTATGCCGGGCGGGTTAATATTAACGGGCTCATATACGCGATCTTAGTTGCGCCTAAATCCTCGGAGGTTTCTTATCAGCACAAGACAACGAATTCTGGAACAGCTGGAACGGTTAGCCTGAATGACGGCCTAGCAAACAGTAACGCCATGAATAATTCTAATCATCCGGCCGCGCAATACTGCCGAGCATATGGAGGTGGGGGCTTCATGGATTGGTATCTCCCCGCAAAGGACGAGCTAGAAATCTGCTATCGAAACCTGAAACCAGACTTAACCACAAACGCAACCAACTCTGGCGCAAACTCCAACAGCGTACCGACATCATCAAACTACACTACTACTAATCCGACGCAGACAACCTCGCCGGAATTCAAAGTAGGTGGCGACCAAGCGTTTCCCGCCGCCGGCCTTTACTACTGGAGTTCTACAGCAGCAAGTGGCGGCATCACGGCGTGGACTCAGACGTTCAGCAATGGCGCACAGACTACAGCAAGTAAGGACCAATCTTTCCGTGTGCGGCCAGTGCGGCGCATTTTGATTCAGGCTGCCTGAAGGTGATCCTATGCGTTTTTTTAACAAAGAAGACATGGCTGAATCGACGCAGCATCAAATAATCGCGAACCATCCGGAGATCAGCTTCCCTCCTGTGATCACCATCGAGCACGTTTCCGGGCTGGGTTATGTGGAGCTGGAGTACGACCCGCAGCCATCCGTTGCGCCTGGCGAGCAGCTGCAGCCCGGCGAGATCCGGGAAGATGGCGGGCGCTATGTTCAGGGGTGGATTGTGATTCCCGCTCCAAAGCCAGGAGTCCCCGAGTCCGTCACCATGCGCCAGGCCCGCCAGGCCATGCTGAGCGCTGGCATTCTTGCTCAGGTTGATGCGCTGATCGCTGCCATGCCAGGCGAGGAGGGCGAATCGGCGCGCATCGACTGGAATCATGCCCGTGACGTGAAACGCGATTGGCCGCTGATTGGCGCCCTCGGTCCGCAGATGGGACTAACCGAGCAACAGATTGACGATCTGTTTATCTACGCGGCGACGGTGCCGCAGTAGTCCATCCGCAACACACAGACCCGCTTCGGCGGGTTTTTTAATGCCTGGAGAAAACATGCGCACATCAGAAAGCGGGCTGGCCTTAATCCGTCAGTTCGAGGGGCTGCGCCTGCGCGCGTACCTGTGCCCCGCAGGAATCCCGACCATCGGCTATGGCTCAACGACCGGCGTGCAGATGGGCCAGACCATCACCGCCGAGCGTGCCGAGGAGCTATTGCGCGACGACGTGCGCCAGTTCGAGGCGGCTGTTTCGCGACTGGTCAAAGTGCCGCTAACGCAAGGTCAGCACGACGCGCTGGTCTCGTTCGCATTCAACCTCGGCGCCAAGGCGCTGGAGAAATCCACGCTGCTGCGCCTGCTCAATGCGGGCGACTACTACGGTGCCGCAGCTCAATTCGACCGCTGGGTCTACGCATCTGGAAAAAAACTGTCCGGCCTCGTCAAACGCCGCGCTGCTGAGCGGGCACTATTCGAAGGGAAAACACCATGCGCCTGATCATCGCCGCCTGCCTGCTGCTCACCCTCCAAGGCTGCGCCGCCTCGCTCGCGTCTTACTACTGCGGCAAGCCTGCCGTAGACCGTGCGGCCTATCGCGCCGTGATGGATACGCGGACGGCCCCGCACAAGGTGAGGGTCGAATGCTATGAGTGACGCATGGTTCTCCGGCGCGCTGGATCTGCGCGCCTACAAGCCGGGCGAGTGGGTGCTGCTTGAGCCGTTCCGGTATCACGCCCGCGATGGCCGGGAGTTCACCGTGCCGCGCTGGTTCGTGACGGATCTCGCGTCGATACCGTGGCTGGTTGATCCGCTGTTTGACGGTCTGGATCATCGCGCCGCTGGCGTTGTGCATGACTGGCTTTACTGCAGTCAGCAGGTCAGCCGCGCCGAAGCCGACGAACTGTTCCGCGAGATGCTGGAAACCCTCGGCGTCGGAGTCATCAAGCGGAACCTGATGTACTCCGGCTTGAGGGTTGGCGGCTGGTATCGGTACGGGCAATGTGAGGGCGGGCCAAAGTCCGAGGACTTCGCCTGGGAGTTCATGACCTCGGCAGAGCGGGAGGCGTACCGGATCAGGTTTATCGAGAAGGGGGATTGGATTGCCCGGACGGGCTGA